GGATATCGCGAAGGGAATCATGACGGCGGTATTCGAAAAGCTGTACGAGGTCAGGAAATTGGAGGTTGGCGATGGCAGTGGTGCCGATGAAGCTGCCTGAAAAGCAGATTCCCACCGCTTTCGGCTACTACGTTCTGGTGCGCATCTGGATTACGCCGGACAAGATCGGGAACATTCTCGTGCCGGGAGCGACCAAGGAGGAGGACAAGTATTCGCGTCCCGTAGGACAGGTCATTGCCATCGGCAAGGATGCCTACAAGCCGGAAAGCCAGTATCCGGGCGGCCCGTGGTGCGAGATTGGAGATTGGGTGATCTTCAATCGCGGCGAAGGCTTCGCCTTCAACTATTTCGGCGACGCGCTGGCTTATGTGCCGGACAACAAGGTATTGGGAAAGATTGAAGATCCGAACCAGTTCCGTAAAATCAACACGGCGGCGAATTGACCATGGCAGAAACGCAGCAGCAATCGTCCGAAAGCCAGCCGCAGCTTCCGCTCGGCAGCGACCAGAAAACCGCCGAACAAACGCCGAGCGAGCAGCCGCCAGGTCAGGGCGAATCGCTCGCTCCGGCGGAAATCGCCATCGAAGTGGAGGAACCGCAGCCGGCGGAAAAACCGCCGGAACAGCAGCGTCCGCAGGAAGCGCGCGAGGAAGAAGTCGTTATCGATTCCGCGCCCACCTCGCCGCCCGGCTATGTGCCCAAAAAGCATATTCCGGCCAAGCAGCGCATCAACCAGCTTACCGCGCAGATGAAAGCGGCGCAGGAGCGCGCCGCCGAGGAACAGCGTCGCCGCGAGTTGGCCGAAGCCGCTATCGAGCAATGGAAAGCGCGCGTGGCGGCGACCGAGCGCCAGTCTGTCGCCATTTTCGGCGAGCAGCTGAAGGCGCAAATCGAGCAGGCAAAGAACGCGATTTCTGCCGCCAAGGCGGCCGGCGACGAAAAAGCGGAAGCGGACGCGATCACCAAGCTGGCCAGGCTGTCGGCGGACCAATCGTCGGTGGAGGCATATCTCAGCCGCTTCCAGCAGCAGCAGCCGCAGGTTCAGCCGAGACCCGTCCAGCAGCAGCGTTCGCAGCCGCAGGCGCAGCGCCCTCAGGTCAGGCCGGAAGTGGAAAACTGGATCAAGGAGAATCCCTGGTACGACGATAGGTCGGAAGAGTTCGATCCGGACATGCATCAGGTGGCGTTTGCGGCGTCGCTGCGTCTGGACGCCAAATATCGCCGGATGGGCCAGGAAGCCAAAATCGGCACCAAGGAATATCTGGCCGAGATCGACAAGGTAATGCGCGAGGAGTTTCCCGAAGAGTTCGGGGAAGTTTCGTCGGCCGCGCAGCAACCATTGCGCATGCAGCCGCGCGGTCCCGGAGCCGCAGTATCGCCGCACAACAACGCATTGCCAGCGGGGTTCAAGCAAGTGGGCAAACAGATATCGGTTCAGCTTACGCCGGAAGAAAGGGAAGTGGCGCGTTCTTGGGTCAGAACGCACAAAGACGGTCGCGCCTGGACGGATGCCGAGAAAGAACGGCGCTTCGCCGAACTGAAGTACAAGCAGGCCACCGGCAAGGATGTCGGCGGCGTGGAAATCAACGTCAACGTACGCGGCAGCAAGTAGGAGATAGACGATGGCTCGTGGTCGCCCTCCGCGCGACAGTCGCGTCAACCGGCGCCCCGGTCTGACGAGCGATCGCAAGACGCGGCTTTACATTCCGCCGTCGATTATTCCCGAGAACGAGGTATGGCGCTGGATCAGCGAGGCTGTCTACAATGCGCCGAACGACGGCCGCGTCAGCGAAGTGATGATGGCCGGCTGGACGCCGGTGTCCGGCGAAAAGCATCCCGAGCTGGTGCCGCCGCCGTTGCCGGGGCGCGAAAGAGACCCGCACAACCTGATCCGGCGCGGCGGGCAGATTCTCATGAAGATCGACAAGGAAACCTATAACGAGCGGCTTGCGGAACAGGAAGACGAAGCCGTCAGCGCGATCGAGGCTATTTCGACGGCGGTGGACGGTCCCGGCATGTCGGACGACGATCGGCTGGTGGTGCATTCCAACCAGACCAAATTCGACCATCGTAGGCCGTTCAAGGCGTGATGTTTCGAGGCACAAAAGACCCCGCCGTCCGTTGCCGGCGGGGTCGAGGTTGCAAGAAGACGTACAATGAACGGTCGGCCCAAGACAGGCCAGACGAATTTCGTATACCACACGAAAATTGTGCTTGCAAGCGAATTCGATAGATGGTAGGCGTTCTGTTCGTGGGTTGAAAAACCCATGCGCGACTAACGTTGCGGATTAGGTTCGGCCGCCGTTTTTCTCGGCCATGAGCGCGCTTATGCGCGGCTGGTAAAGCAACCTTCGCGATGTGAGGGTTACTCATGGCATACGGTGTGAATGCGCCGTTCGGCCTTCGCCCGACGATGCATCTGGACGGCAGCCCCTGGAACGGGGGCCTTCAGAACTTCAGCATTTCGTCGGGCTACGCCACGACTATCGGATTCGGCGACCCGGTCGCCACTCTGGCCGACGGCACGATCGGGCGAGCCGTTTCCGCCGGGCCGGTGCTCGGCGTTTTCATGGGCTGCCAATATTACGATTCCAATCGGGTTCTCCAGAACAGCAAATATTGGCCCGCGTCCACCACGGTTGCGGCAGGCACCACGCCGGTCGCTTACGTGGTCACGGACCCCACGGTGGTCTATGACGTGCAGGAAACGAACGGGTCCGGCCAGGCCGGGACGCCCATCGGACTGGCCAACGTTTTCGAGAACGCGCGTTTGCTGATCACTACGGCCAGCACAACGACCGGCGGCGGCATGTCGCTGGTCAGCCTGGACAACAGCACGCTTTCCACGGCCGCGTCCCACACCGTCAAGCTGATGGGCTTGACGCCGCGTCCGGGCAATGCCGTCGGTGCCTTCGCCAACTGGCTGGTGGTCATCAACAACCATCAGCTGAAGGGCGGCACCGGGACCGTCGGTACGTAAGAGGGGGCCTAAGCGATGGCTATCAATACAAGTGCAATTGCCAACCTGCTTCGGCCCGGTCTCGCCGACGTGTTCGGCGACTATCCGATGTATCCGGGGCAGTGGTCCGAAATCTTCGAGCGCCATACCTCGAACATGCAGCAGGAAATCGAGGTCGAAACCCGCTTGCTGGGGCTTGCCCAGCTTCGGGCGGAAGGCGCTTCCACAACCTACGACAACGCGATGGGGCAGCGCTGGGTCACCACCTACCTGCACCGTTACGTGTCGCTCGGCTTTATCGTCACGCGGCAGGCGATCAAGGACAATCTCTACAAGTCCAAGTTCGACATGCAGGCGCAGGCGCTTCGCCGCTCGATGCAGCAGACCAAGGAGGTTCTGGGGGCTGCGGTTCTGAACAACGGGTTCTCGACGTCCTTCCCTGGCGGCGACGGCACGCCGTTGTTTTCCACCGGGCATCCGATCGACGGCAGCACCTACGCCAACACGTTCACGATCCAGGCCGATCTGAACGAAACTGCGCTCAACGACGCCAACGTCATTATCCAGCAGTTCCGCGACCAGGCCGGCTTGATCGTGATGACGAAGCCAAGAAAGCTGATCGTTCCGCCGCAGTTGGCATGGACGGCCGAACGACTGCTCGGGTCCAAGTTCCGCACCGACACGGCGAACAACGATATCAACCCTATCGCGTCCACGCAGATGATTCCGGAAGGCTATCGCGTCAACCAGTTCCTGACCGATACGAATTCCTGGTACATCAAAACGGACGCCGAATCGGGCATGAAGTACTACGAGCGCGAAAAGCTCGAAATCGACATGTTCACCGAGTTCGACAACGACAACCTGAAGGTGAAAAGCCTGGAACGCTATTCCTTCGGCTGGTCGAATCCGCGCTCTATGTTCGGATCGCAGGGCGCGACTTAATCGTGCCGATCTGCGTCCTTGTGCGGATGGCGGCCAAAATGGCTGACAAGGAAGGTGCAGCGTGACGAATTTTGAAGCCCTGCGGATCGGCAAGAACCGGGCCAGCAACGGCGATGCGCCGCTTGGTGGATTCTCGGCTTCGCCGGTCTTCGTCTATCGCGTAGTTCCGCCGACGCTGCACAATTCGGCGTTGGCTGTCGCTGCCGCAGTTTCCGGCGGAAATTGGACTCTCGCCGCCAATACCGGCGTCACGACCGTAACGATCAACGGCAGGACCTACTACGACCTGGGTGTGGCGCGTGTGGTTACGCTGTCCGGGGCGCAGACCTCGGCGGTGGCGGTCGATGTCACGATTACCGGGCTCGACGATTACAAGGTGCCGGTGACGCAGACGCTATCGAGTCCGGCGTCTACGGCTTTGGTATCGACGACCAAGGCATTCCGGTACGTCGCAAGCGTAGCGACGGCCGGCAATACGGTCGGAACGGTGTCGGTGGGTACCGGCGATACTTTCGGTTTGCCGGTGGCGGTCTCGAACTGGGGCGATGTTTGGGTGACGTGGAACGACGTCAAGGCGACCGCCAATACCGGATTTACGGCGGCGGTCACGACCGATCCGGCTACTGCGTATACGGGAGACGTGCGCGGCACGTACGCGGTGCAGGGCGCCTCGTCCAATTCTGCGCGAGTGCTGGATGTATGGATCTATGTAATCAATCCAGACACGAGGTTGGGTCTGTATGGTGTCGCTCAAGCCTGAAGATGGGATTTGGCTTCTACCCAGCTATAAACGGCCGCAGCGTCTACAGAAGCTCCTGAATTCGATCATCGAGGTCGGCAGCACGACGCGCGGCCTTGTGCTGACCGACGCATCGGACGAATACGACTATTCGACCATGGCGGTTCCGCCAGGGTGGGGAATCGTCAAATTGACGGTAGAAACCGAGGGACGCAACGCCGTCATCAATCGGTTTTTTTCGGACAATCCGATCTATGGGTGGTACGGGCTGCTGGAAGACGACATGGTGGTCCGCACCAAGGATTGGGACAAGAAGATGGTCGAGGCGTGCGATCCCTATGGATTCGTCACTGCCAACGACAAGTGGTTGACGCCTGCTCGCCTGCGCGGAGCCAAGATCGTCGGCGGCAATCTGTTGCGTCTGATGGGCCGGTTTGCGCCGGAGGGGTGCCGGCATTCCTTCATGCACGAATTTCACGAGGATATCGCCGTCAATTTCCGATGCGGCAAAAACCTTGCGGATGTGGTGATCGAAGAAGAACACCCCAACAACCGGAAAGCCCAGATCGACGACGTGTACCGGCGCACGGTTTCCTGGCTTCAGCAAGACCAGGCGGCGTTCGATGCCTATTGCAATACGCGGCGGCTAGACCTGTTCAAAGCCATCGGTGCGGCAACCAACAAGATCGTCCGCGTATCGACGTTCGATAAATACAATGTCGCTATCGCAACGCCATGCCACGGCAACAAAGTGGAAATCAATTATCTGCATTCCATCGTCGGCATGACGCATCTGATGCGCACGCACAACGCCAGGTTCGAGTTGTTGACGGTTCCCAACGAAGCGTTGGTGATACGCTCGCGCAATCATTTGGTCTGGCAGTTCATGCAGACGCAATGCACGCATCTGTTTTTCTTGGATAGCGATATGGGCTGCAAGGCGCATACGATTCTGCGTTTGCTGTCGCACGAAAAAGACCTGGTTGCCGGCGTCGGACGCCGCAAGCAGGCCGGACCGCCGTCCTATTGCGCGAACCTGATCGTGCCGCCGAAAGTGGACTCTGCGACCGGGCTATGGGGCGCCGTTCATGTCGGCACAGCGTGCATGTTGATCTCGCGCAACTGCATCGAGCGCATGCTGGCGGCCTACGGCCAACTGAAATATTTTGATACGCAAGCCAACCGATATGAGGTTGCGCTTTTCGATACGGAAATGCGCGACGGCTTGTTCTGGTCGGAGGATTACACCTTCTGCCGGCGCTGGCGCGACATCGGCGGCGAGATTTGGGTCGATCCCGAAATCTGGCTGGAGCACGTCGGATTTACATCGTGGGACGGCGCCATGGTGGACGATCTCGGACGATCGAATACGAATGCGGCGCCGACCGCCGTACCGGATTCTTCCGTCGCGGCGGATACGGCGGGGGTAAAGCGGGATGCCGCGCCGGGACAGACGGCGCTTGTCGAATGGCCAGCGGCGGCGGATTAGGAAGCGAAGATGCAGCCGGTTGTTCTGACACAAGGCACGACCCCTGGGTCCACCAACGTTTGGATACCGGATCGCTATATCGTGCCGACGCACATTTCGGCGTACCTGGTGGTGACGGGCGCCGGATCGTGGAGCTTGGAATCCACGGTGGACGATCCGCAAAGCCCCACGTTTTCGGCGGCTACGGCAACGTGGCTGCGCATCGCCGGCGAACTTTCCGGCGCAACCTCCACGTCGTCCGCGCTGATAACGCGCTGCCCTCTCGGCATGCGGCTTACTATGGATTCTGGCACGGGGACCGGCGTCTTGACGCTGATCCAGGCAGGACCGGGCAAGTGACGATGCCGTGTCGCCAATCTCCAAGAACGTAGGAGGCGCGCGCACCGAGACATCGTTTCTTGGCCCAGAAACAGGGACCGAAAACGTATGTCGAAATGGCTGTTCGCATTTCTGCGTTTTTTCCGGCTGGTCAGGAAACCGGCTCCGCCGGTTACCGTTTCCGTTCCCGATCCTGCGCCATCGCCTGTTCCGGCGCAGCAGCCCGTTTTATCCCCGCCATCGCCTGTCCCGGCGCAGCAGCCCGCTTTACCCCAGCCGTCGCCGCAAGCTCAGGTAGAGACGAAGGACGACATAGCCGCGCAAATAGAACAAACCAAGGCCACGCTTCCGCCGGCTGGCGGAGGCGGCGGCGATACGTTGCTGCTGACTCTTACAGTACAAAACGATAGCGGTTCTACAGCATCGGGACAGGAGATCGCATTCAGCGTAGGGTTCGCGCCTGGAACGGTCCCGGCCGGCAAAAAACTGGAAATCCGCAAGTCGAACGGAACCACGGCGTTTACCTACCAACAGATCGGCCAGATTGCCACGCACGATAGCGACGGCTCGTTGAGCTTCGCGGTGTGTTCTTGCCTGCAAGAAGACGATATTGCCGGCAGCGGCAGCACCACGATCAAAATATATTCTGCCGACAATAGCCAAGCTTCGTCGAATTCTTCGATCACCGACCAGAACATCAAAGACCTCAACTACACCGTCGAGTGCGTTTCGGGAGGCACGACCTACACGTTCGATGCCGACGATGCGTTCGTAGCAGGAACCGTGAGCGACTTCGATACCGGCGCCGTAAAAAGATTCGTCACGACTTGGGGTTTGATGAAAAACGGGGGCACTCCGAACGCGGCGCTGTTGTGTTTCCTCGATATCGGGCTCATGCGCGACGGCACCACGGCATTCGCGTGGGCGGATATCGTGTCGCACTGGAACGAGAATTACAGCAGTCCCAGCGCCCCAGGCACGGGAACCATTACGGCCATACGCATCAAGAAGAACGGCGTCACGGTACAGGAGTATACCGGCCTATCGTACAACATGTCCGGCGGCATGATCGTTCCCGTCTGTACGCTTGCCGGCGAGGAAGTGTGGTC